TTATTTCAGAGATAGAAAGAATTTGATCGTTAAGTACAAGTACGTCGGTATTCTGTCTATAAGCAGTCACAGTCTTAAACTCTTTACCAAAAGATACATTAGTAAATTGTTTTATTGTATACCTAGCTGCTCTTTCAGCTGAAAGTAGTTCTTTTTCAGATCTATATTTAGAAGAGGTCTCGGACAGACTAAACCCCAACTCCGATGCTGCATCAATTGGCATAACCAATGGAGTTACTACATCATAAGAAAATTCTTGTTGAAATTCTTCTGAGTTTATATAAAAAAACCAATGAACTGTGACTTCCTGCTGATTTGATGTAGCTTCCAGGGGCAGAGTCACTGTCCACTGTTCTGAGGTGCCAGCCGGAGTGGGAACGGTTTTAGTTCCTGCCAAATACACGACATTGTTTAGGTAACTGATTTCTACAGTTGGATTATTATCTAGAGTTCCAGAATATATATTAAGAGCCACCTGTGGCGAGGTGTTCTTAAGAATTTCAATCATTTTTATCCGTAGTAGTCTTGCAACTCTTTAGGAGTAGCAGGCCTAAAACCCTCCCCAACTTCAAAAATTTGTTGAGCTGTATCCATGTCCACGAGAGCGTATGGGTGATCCTTTGTGAATCTAACACCATAAAGTTCATAAACCAAGTTTGATCTTTCCATCTTGACAAGAAGCGTGTCTTCTGATCTCTCTAGCTTCTTGGCATTATCAGTTCTGGCCCCATGAACAGAAAAAACTTCTTCGGCAGAAGCAGTATTTTCAACTAGGGACTGGGTCTTGTTATAAAGTTCAAATGTAACCCCATTATCCTGAAGTTCATTAATAATAGCGGTCTTGGTTGTAACACCATCAATTTCAACGCCAAATTCATCAGCGATATTTTTTAATTCAGCAACCTTAAGTGCAGTAAAAGACATTTATCCTCCTTGTATCAAAATAAGTATACCATAAAACTATACACTAAACGAAGTTGGGCCGGGAAATTAATCCCGGCCCAACAACTATTTAGTTGTATTACGAACTAAGCTTCACGTTGTTTACGCGAACATAAGCTTCGCTGTTCTCAACCTGAACGCCTGCACGAACGAATACGGTGTACTCGATCGCGTCCTTCTTGGGCTTGAACTCACGGTGAACCGTGATTTCGCGCTTGATGCCCCAGATTCGGTTCTGTGGGAAGGTAAGGTCAACATAGCCGTGGCTGCCAGAAGCGCCAGAATACGTACCTGCCTCAGTCTCACTGAACAGAGGGACTTCCTTCACGGGGATGCCGAATGCGTACGGGGTAACCGTACCAGCGTCACCACTGCGAGCAACCACGTCACCTCGGATAACGCTAGAAGCGATATCTTGAGGGTTACCGTTGTTGACCCACACGTTGGTCAAACCATACAGGTAGTCCTGCGTCAAGTTTGAGCCCGCGTAGAAGTTCAACTGATTGCGGCGTTGCAAATACTTACGAGGCATATTCTTAATAGCCTTGTTGAAGATTGCCTTACCATCAGATGAACCAGTTCCACTAAGGGTTGCACCAGCAGCGTCAACGACAGCTGCACCAGATCCAGATGCCGTGACAAGCTTGCTAAAACCATTAAAAGCCTTAAGCAGCGGGTCCGACGAACCTGTGTCACCATTGATAGCCAGGTCCTCAAGGTCATTACCAAGAGCGGTAGCCATCATTCTCGCAATGTGGTCTTCCAACCCATTGCCTTCGATGTTGTCTTCGAGGCTTTCGGTCGTCAGCTCCCAGTCAAGACGAATCTTTTGGGTCGTCAGCGAGATCTTTGTGAACGTAGCACTGGCGTTGACACCATCATCAACACCTTCAGTCGCCAAGCGAGCGATTCTCTGACCGACATTGACCTTGTCAATATCAATTGTGTCAGATTTCATTCTCACAATGCGACCTTCCTTAGCGAGAACAGTAGAATCCCACATGTAGTCAATGAAGCGGTTAGCCTGCTCAGGGTTGAGCAAACCACCACCACCTGCACCAACCTCAGTAGTAGCAATTACTTTCTCTAGAAGTTCATTACTCATTTATTTTTCACCACCTTTTCGTTTTTGTTTTTTTAGTATCACAGGGATGCTGCGTCGAGGAAACTGCCGCCCCAGATGTTATCTTTCTTTGTAACAGCCGTAGACCCGCCAAGGTCGTCGGACTTCTTAATTGCTGTATCCTTGTCTACCTTCTCAACTGCGTCAGAAAGTTCACCGATCTTACCGGAAACTTCGTCAACCTTTGAAGTGACATTTGATACAGAATCACTGAATTGCTTAGTGATATCGTCAACACGTGACTCTAGCGTAGCAATTGAATGATTAAAATTAGCGATAGTTGTTGAGTTGTTCGAGACAAGCTCAGCGATCGTTGATTGAATAAAAGACTTGAGTTCATCCACTACGGAAGCATCAAGCGATACCGACTTTTCGGTAACAGCTGCTTCTTCAGTGTCAGGTGTCTCTTCAGTGGCTTCCTCTGCTTGATCTGCATCGGGGGTCGCCTCAACTGCGTCATCATCAACCTCAGAGATCACGACAGCCTTTTCAACGTTACTATCTTCTTCCACAACAGGAACCTCAGTTGCGCTAGAAACCTCTACTGAATCAACTTCAGCAATAAGTTCTGTTTCTGCCATTTCTATACCTCCTTCGTTTGTTTTTTGCAAGGACTTTTCTGATTTCAAGAACTTATTAAGAACTTCACTAACAGAATCCGCCTTGTCAATATCTGATGACTCAATCCATCCAATGCTTTGCATTTGGTTCCCACAGACACAGTCCATAGACTCGCTATCGGATACCTTTGCAACATTATCAGAACTACACCAGAAAACATTAGAGGTGGCTGTTTCAGCTACCATGCCCTTTAGGGCAAATCCATTATCGGATTTAATAACAGACATTACATTTGAAAGTTGGTTCATGGGTGAGTCTACAATGCTAAGTTCTACAAGATCGTAGTCTTTGATAATTCTTACGGACTTGTTTGTTTCAGGATCAATGAACGGTTCTGATTCTTTTATTTCCCCGCCGATAGAGAATGCGCTAAGAGTTCCATCTAGAACTTTTTCCCAGGTGCTCTCTGCGCCCTTGGATATATAGCAACTAACATAAATTCCGTTATAAAACTTTCCAGTCTCTGGATCGTATATTTCTTCTTGCGAAAAAGACACCATCCGCCCAGCAGCGATCTTATCGTGCATTTCGCGTATATTTCCACGAAAGCGTTCAAAGGCGCGGGCGGAGGCCTCAGCCAAAACAATGTCACTTCCTCTATCGATATTGTCTGCTGTGGCAAAACCGGATACAATTCTATTCTCTACATCAAACTTAGAAAAGGGCACCGAAATGTTAAGGTGGTGCCCATGAGTAGATAGATTAGACTTTGTTATCTCCATGATGTTAAATATTACACTTTAAAGGGCCAAAAAGCAAACTATTGCGTTGATCTTCCATCGCCTTTAGGATTTCTTCCTTCGCCCTTGCCATCAGTTGCACCTGCTGATCTCTCTGCATCTCTGGCTCTTGTCTTCCCAGAATTAGCAGCAGCATCAGCGGCTTGTTGTGGCTTCATCTCAAACATTTCGTCTCCACCATCAATTGGTGGCATTCCAATCGTAGCCCTAGCCTCGTTGGGGGTCATGATTTGGTTTCTTACATACCTTTCGTTGATTTGGCTAATTGCATCCTCGTCTGTAAGAGTCATTTCATTCAGCTTAAATATAAACATATTAGTAAACTCTGAAATAATTCCATTAATTCTTTTCTCCAGCCTATCCTGCTCTGGCCTAGTAACCTGTTCCTTAAAGCTTTTGTCGGCATCCCTTGCTGCTGCAAGGTTTACTCCTGCTGGCTGACCAACCTTACTAATTGGTACCCTGTGGGCCATAAGGATTTCTGTTCGGTTTGCGTCACGGTACGTGGTAAACGAAGAATCTTGAATTCCCGCCTCGACTGGCTCCATCTTAAACTCTACCTTAGAGTCTGCGCTATCTGATGGTAAAGGGATATAGATTGACCTATGGTTCTTACCCTTTAGGTTGTTCACAAAGAATTCGTGAATAGTCTTTTCTTCTTCTGCTGAAAGGGTTGCGCCCTTTACAATAATCACATAGCGTGGGACCGCCTTGTGCTCAAAGTAGTCTAGGTTAAACCTGGCAGAAAACTCGTCACCAGCAATTGCCGATTTTGCTGGCAGGGCGTCGGGGATTCCATAGAAAGTAGTAGTCGGAGTATATTTTTTAATATGAATGATTTCGTTGGGACGAGCATCATTATTAATTGGGTCCTTTGTCTTCTTGTCTTTAAAGTTTCTGAAGAAAATAGCACGACCAGCAACTAGTTGAATATAACCATCTCTGAGTCTTCTAATTCTGATTGACGGGGAAGGAATGTGTCCAACATATCCGATAGTCCCATTGGCCGTCCTGCCGATTTCAATATATCCATTTCCGGTGGCTTCGTAATCAACCCAAACCTTCAAAAGAATTTCAAGGAACGTATCTTCATAATTAAGTTCTTCCAGGAGGCGACTTAGTTCTCTGCGCCCCTTCTCAATCTTCTTTCTAATTCCCTGAAGCTGTTCTTCAGTCTTAGCACTTTCAATCTTATCAATAGCCATATCGGAAGGATCAAGTCTGTATCCAAGGCCTACGATGTTGGAAGCCTTTGCATTAATAGCTGCATAATTTGGTGTTGAAATTTCATAAAGTTTTGCTAGGTAAGCTAGGTCTATGTTTGGAAGAACTACGTCAAAGGCGTGGTACGCAGAGTAGTAACTAAGCTCCACAAACTTAGACTTAGCATCTTCCATTCCAGTATAAGCCTTGGCCATACTACGAGAGTTCTTTCTTTTAAGGGCTGCATTCTCATAAGAGATAGCTTTTAAGTCTTCTCCTCCCGCCAAGAAGGGGTCAGTGTTTATCGAGGGGGCACTGTAAATAACTCCAGTTGATACATTAACATCTTTATTATCTTCCATATTGTCTAAGTCTCCTAGCCTCGTCAGCATAGGCTCCAATGTCATATTGGTCCGCGATCTGGTCGTTCATCATTCTATACATTTGCTCTTGGTATTCTGCCTCAGTAATCTTTCTATGGCCCGACAAAAATAGGGGAGTTCCATTGGGCTGACCATAAATCTTTGCAAACTTTTGAAGATTTTCTATGCGACGGATATCTCCTTTTTCTGCAGCAATGCTCAAAACATTACCATCCCCATCACTAAAGTATGTTCCATCTGGAAGCATCCAAACATATACTCCGTATTTGACCTCGTCAACTACGCTCATCTTAGGCTTATTCATGTCACTAATAATACCATTTTTTAGTTCTTAACGCCAAATTTTGTCCAGCTAAATGACAGAATCAGCTGCCCAGGGCTTAACATAAATATTTGGGTTTGTTCCAGATACTTCTACTACAGGAATTATATTAGAGCTGGCAGATCCTGATGCCCCG